GGACGTTCAAGGTTGAGCTGGCCGGCACTGACATCTCGACCGATATCTCGGGCAGAGTCCTATCCGTGTCCTGGACCGATGGCATCAAGCCCAAGTCCGACGAAGTCGAGATATCGATCGCGGACTACGACGGCAAGTGGCGTGGGGATTACTATCCGGCCAAGGGGACTCAGTTGACGCTTGAGATCGGGTACGAGGGCGATACCATGCTTGCGTGCGGCTCCGGCGAGGTCGAGTCCTGCACCAGCTCCGGCCCGCCCGGAACGTTCAAGATGAAGGCCACGATGCGCCCGGTCTCGAAGACCATGAAGACCGTGCGGAGCACGACCTATGAGAACAAGACCCTCTCCGAGATCGCGCAGGAGATCGCCACGCGCCACGGCCTGACGTTCACATCGTCGGTCGAGGACGTGACGATTGGGCGGATATCCCAGAAGCGCGAGAACGATCTTACGTTTCTTCGCCGTCTCGCTCGGAAGTACGGGTACATCGTGAAGGTCGCGACAGGGAAGCTCACGTTCTACAGCATCGACACCCTCGTTGCCGTGGAGTCCGTGGTCGTCTTGAAGCCATCGAACGTTGCGAGCTGGGATCTCGAAGGCAAGGCCCATAAGGTCCATAAATCCTGCAAGCTCAAGTACCGCGACCCCGTGTCCGGGACGACATACGAACACACGGAGGACGCAAGCGGCATCGATGTCGGCGACGAGTTGGTCATCAAGCGCAGGGTCGAGAGTAACGAGCAGGCATCGCTTGTTGCAAAGGCCGCGCTTCAACGCGGCAATAGGGGCAAGGTCACGGGCAGGCTCTCATTGCAGGGCGATATCGGGTACGTTGCCGGGGCGAACATCGAACTCTCGGACTTCGGGGCCTACGATGGAAAGTATCTCATCGAGAGCGCCAGGCATAACCTCGACAAGAGCGGCGGATGGAAGGTCGAGTTAGAGGTGAAGAATGCAAGCTGAGGATCAGAACGCTGGGCTGCATATAAAGTTCGGCACGGTCTCGGCGATCGATGCCGCGAAGCATATGGTGACGGTGACGCTCGACGATGAGGACATCACCACGCACTGGCTCATGGTCTCGTCTCCGTTTGCGTATAGCGCCCAGAAATATGGCATTCCGCCTGTGGGCACTCCCGTCTGGTGTCTGCTCGACGAAGACTGCGAGGTGGGGGTAGTCGGCGGCGCGCACTATACCGATGCCTCTCCCCCGCCTGTGTCGAGCGAGACGAAAGACCACATCGCCTATCCCGATGGCACGACCATCGAGTATGACTGGGACACGCACGAACTCGCGGCCAGTGTCGAGGGCACTGCCACACTGACAGCCACCGGGGACGTATCGATCGACACCGAGGGCAACTTGAGAGGCCAGGCCACTGGCGATGTATCGATCACGGCTGGTGGCGATGCAAGCGTCAGTGCCGGAGGCTCGGCATCCGTGGAGGCCGGTGGCGATGCAAGCGTCAGTGCGGGCGGTGGAGTCTCGGTCGAGGGCGGAACGTCCGCGACGCTTAAGGCCCCGGAAATCTCGCTCGATGGCGCAGTGACCGTAACCGGAGCGCTCATTGTGCAAGGGCAGCTCTCTCCTTCGGGAGGGTTTGCCGCTGGCGATATCGAGATCGAGGGTAGCATCTCTGCCACTGGCACAATCATAGACTCGACCGGCAACACCGCGAACCATAGCCACTGATGAAGAACGTCGATAACATAAAGGCCCCTTGGACGCACCTGATCGGCGGCGCGGGAGACGTTGCGACCGGGACCGCTTACAAGCGGCAGTGCATCTATCTCATCCTCTTCACCCCGCTCGGGGCCGTCACGCTTGAGCCCACGTTCGGATCCCGGATTCCCGAGTATGTCGATCTGCCCGTGAATAAGGGCGTCCCGAAGATTTTGCGCGAGGCATATAGAGTCCTGCGGAAATGGGGCAAGAGGTTCAATGTCACGCGTATCCGCGCAAGAGTAACCGGCGAGAGGGTATCGCTTATCGTCACCACAACATCCGAAGAAGAAATATACGAGGTGCCCAAATGAGCAAGCTGCCGCTGCCCGAACTGATCCTTGTCCCCTTCGATCCTGTGGCGATCGAGCGCGAGGTCTTCGAGACCTTCGAGACGATTCTTGGCCGCGCGATCCTGCCCGGCGAGGTGGAGTACCTCCTGGCCCACGGCCAGGCATATCGAGAGGTGCTGGCATATCAGAGAATGAATGAAGCGCTCAGGCAATGCCTGGTCCGCTATGCCCGCTTCCCGGCGCTCGATTATCTCGGCGATCTCGTGGGCACACCCAGGCTGCTCGGCCGCGCGGCAAAGTGCATTATGCGATTCACCTTGCGAGCGGCGCTTGGCGTGGATATGGAGATCGCGGCAGGGACTATCGTGCTTACGCGGGACCGTAAGGTCCGCTTTGCGACGGATACCGTTCTCGTCATTCCGGCAGGGGAGACATACGGCGATGTTATCGCTATAGCAGAGACCTCGGGCACGGCTGGCAATGCCTATGATATCGGGGCCGTCAATATCCTCAATGTACCGATATCGAATGTCACGGCGGCAAGCGTCTCGATCACATATGGAGGGGCGGATGTCGAGACGGACGAACGCTACCGCGACCGCGTGCTTGAGGCCCCGGAAGGTTTCTCGACCGCTGGCCCGGAGGGCGCTTATCGGCATCATGCGATGCTCGCTCACCAGGACATCGTATCCGTCGCGGTCCTGAGCCCGTCGCCCGGCGTGGTCAATGTCTATCCGCTCACTGCCGATGGCGTGCCCTCGGAAGATATCTTATCCCTCGTGACTGCCGCGCTCTCGAATAAGAAGGTTATTCCGCTTACCGATCTCGTGGAGGTTCTGGCCCCGGAAGCCGTCGAGTATTCAATCGATGTCACGCTCACGTTATACTCCGAGGCCGACGCGACTATAGTCTCGGCCGCAGCTACTCAGGCCCTCGAAAAATACGCGGCCTCGACCAGATTGAAGCTGGGAGCCGACGTCGTCCTCTCTCAGTTGATCGGCTCTATCGCCAGGATCGACGGCGTATATTCGGTCGCCTTCACGACGCCATCCGCAACGGTCGAGATCGAAGACGATCAATTCGCCATCTGCACGGATATCGATGTCGCGATAGCCGAGGAGCGTATCGATGGATAACGATCTCGCCCTTGTCCCGCATACCATCAGGGACAATACCGCCTCGGCCTTCGCCAAGGTCTCGGCGCGAATGGACGAGATCGACCTGACGCAGCTCCTGATCTACATCGTAGACCGCGCGCCAGCCGAGGTCTTGCCCTATCTGGCCGAGCAGTTCCATGTGCTCGGATACGAGGGGTGGAACTATGCGAATACCGATCCGAAGAAACGCGCTCTCCTGAAAGAGGCTCTGCCGCTCCATCGATATAAGGGCACGGTCTGGGCCGTGGAACGAGCGCTGACGCTTCTTGGGCTTCCGGCGAGGCTCTGGCAGTGGTTCGAGTATGGCGGAGACCCGCACCACTTCCGTGTCGATGTCGATATTACGGGAGAGGGCGCGAGCGCCGATATCGCAAGGCTCGACCGCGATGCAACGGGGCTTGTGATGGCGTGGAAACGGAAAAGCTCCGTATTCGAGGCGTTGAGGCTATTACTCTCCATCGATGGCACGATTCGGATCGGAGGAGCAGTTATTTGTGGGGGCACTCTGACGATCTCCCCTTATGTCCCCAGCGATGTTGAGATAGAGGGGACTATGCCCGCGTTCGCGGGCGCGGTTTTCTACTCCGGCACACTAACAATATACCCAGGATAGGAGGATAAATGTCTACACCCGTTTTTATGATCCCAACGATGGTGGGCGAGGCCAAAATCGCGGCGATGCTGGCCGGGGGCGATCCCCTCACGATCACGGAGATTGCTGTCGGCGATGCCAACGGCGCGCCCTATACCCCTGTCCGAACTATGACAGTGCTGGTCAATGAGGTTTTTAGGGCCGGAGTGCTTTCCCTCTCTGTCGATCCCGACAACCCCAGCTTGCTCGCCATTGAAATGGTCATTCCGCCCGAGGAGGGTGGATGGACTATGAACGAGATTGGGGTGTTCGATGCCGACGGCGACATGGTAGGCATTGGGAGTATCCCGAGTATCCCGAAGCCGATTCTCGGTGAGGGCTCGGTCTTGGATCTCATAGTGAGGCCCCTTCTGCTCGTAACCAGCGCGGCTTCGGTCGTGCTCTCTGTCGATCCGCTCATTGTGACGGCATCGCGCAAATACGTAGACGATCAAATAGCCGCCCTGAAAGACGAATCGCGTCTGTGGGCCGCATTTAACGGGAGGTAATAATGGCAAGCGAATGTAAGGTGTTCGGACAAAGCGCACCGTCCGCAGCCGTGGCCACAGACCTTTTCACGGTTGGGGCTTCTAAGAGCTGCACGGTCAATTTCCAAGCCTGCAATAGGGGCTCGGTCACGGACAAGGCGCGTATCGCCATCGTGAAAAGCGGCGATACGCTCGACACGAAACACTACCTGGTCTATGACGCGGAGATCGCGGCCGGGAGTATGCTGAATCTTACGGGGTTCTGCATGGGCGCGGGTGACAAGGTCTCGGTCCGCTCGGAGAGCGGATATCTCTCGTTCACGGCCACGGGCCTGGAGGTGAGCTAATGAAAAAGCTTCTGGCGGCAGTTCTCCTTATCGTCGCGTTCCTCGCGAGCGCGGCATTCGGCGGGGTGAGCACTTATCCCGCCCCCAAGACCACCTGGAAATATCAAGAGTTCCTGGCATCGGGCGTATACAATGTCCCGACGGGCGTCAAGACCGTGTTCGTCACCGTCAGCGCCGGTGGCGGCGGTGGCGCGGGCGGATTAGCCACGGGAACTGGCGGCGGCGGTGGAGGCGCAGGCGCGTATGTCGTTCGCCAGCCCTATAACGTCGCGGGTATAGCGAATGTCTCCATCACGATTGGCGGTGGCGGCGCGGGTGGGGCAGCGACAACGGGCTCGGACGGATCGGCATCATCGTTCGGCACGATCACCGTCAATGGAGGCAAGGGTGGCAGGGTCGGCTCGACAGACAATCCCGGTCGCGGCGGCGCAGGCGGCACTATCGGCGGCGATGGAGCTATCACGTATCATGGCGCTAACGGCCAATCCCTGGGACGTTCGGGCGGGGCCGGAGGCACTGGAAATTCGTCATACGGCGGTGGAGGCGGAGGCGGCGCGGGCGTTTTCGGCCCTGGCGGAGCTGGAGGCGCAAGCTCGGCTCAGGATGGGACTGCTGCTACCGCGAACTCGGGCGGTGGAGGCGGAGGCGGCGCGGGAAAGAATAGTTCGGGCTCGACAGGGGCTTCAGGCGGAAGCGGACAGGCCCGCATCGAGTGGGAGGAGTAAGAGGGGAGCAGGCGCGCCGTAGCGAGCGGCGCACCGACCCATGCTCGCGCATGGACCACCCGAATGGGCTACTCCCCCGAGCGCCGAGGGGCACTCTCGACTGCATCAAGGGTAAGTT